GAAATATATTATGAAGTATGTTGTCTATGTGAATTCAGATAACTATGAGACTGAAATTAAAGAAATCAAGAAGCAGATGAAAGATTTTCTTGAAGTTGGTGATAAAGTGATTTATCTTAAAACTGGTTTAGAAACTCATATCACTGCACTTGCTGATAATTCGTGAAAAGGATAATATAATATGATGATTCAATTGACCCATCCTGAACCAAATTATGATTTTTGGATCGACCCCAGTGAAATTGTGGTTATGGAAAGGTATAATAAGCCAGCCTCTATTCTTATTACAATGAATGCAGATCGCCCAGATGTTACTGCATTGGTTTTGAAGTCTGGTAAGATTATGTCATGTAAGGAAACGCCATCTCAAATTATTGATATTGTAAATGAAGTTATGGCTCTCGTGAAAGGAAATACACAATGAAGATTGATACCTATACCGTAAACGTACTTAAGAATTTCGCAAAGATTAATCCTTCCATTATTGTTCAGGAAGGTAATACACTAAAGACTATGTCGCCGAATAAGACGATCATGGCAAAGGCTCATGTTACTACTGACTTCAGTAAGCGTTTTGCTATCTATAACCTTGATCGGTTTCTTTCAACTCTCAGTCTTTTCAATAATCCAGAGTTGAACTTTGGTGAACGTTTTGTTACCATTTCTGATGATAACAAGACAACGAACTATGTTTATGCTGACGAGGCAACTGTTGCTAAGGCTCCAGAAAAGGAAATTAACCTTCCTTCAGTTGATGTAACTTTCCGTTTGACAAACGATAATCTCAAGGATGTTGAAAAGGCTGCTGGTGTTCTCCAGCTTCCTGAGATCGTTGTTTCTGGTGATGGTAGCAAGGTATATCTTCAGGCTGCTGATACAAAGAATCCTTCAGGCGATATCTACTCAGTTACTATTGGTGAAACTGATAAGGTATTCAAGGCTATCTTTAAGTCTGAGAATATCAAGATTATCCCAGGAGAATATGAAGTAAGTATTTGTTCACGTGGTATCTCTTTGTTTAAGGGTAATGAAGCCGAATATTGGATTGCGGTTGAATCCCACTCAACTTTTTAAGTTGACTTTATATTGGTGGGAGGGTATAATAACCCTCCCTTTTTTTGTGATGGAGATATATGATGAACAAGGAATTTCTTTGGGTCGAGAAGTATCGCCCTAAGACTATTGAAGAAACTATTCTGCCCAATGAACTCAAAACAACATTTCAACAGTTTGTAACCGATGGTAATATTCCAAATCTTATTCTCAGTGGTAGTGCTGGTGTTGGTAAAACTACAGTGGCTCGTGCCATGCTGGAAGAAGTCGGAGCAGACTACATCGTCATCAACGGATCAAACGAAGGTAGGTTGATCGATACTCTTCGAAATGAAATTTTAAATTTTGCTTCTTCAGTTTCTTTGAGAGGCGGTCGTAAATATGTAATTTTAGACGAAGCTGATTATATCAACGCTCAAACTGTTCAACCTGCACTACGTAATTTCATGGAAGAGTTCTCAAGGAACTGTGGGTTTATTCTTACCTGTAATTATAAAAACAGAATCATTGACCCACTGCACAGTCGCTGTTCTGTAGTTGACTTTAAGATCAGCAAGAAGGATATGGCCAAACTCGCTATGCAGTTTATGAAGCGAGTTGCTATTATTCTTGAAACTGAATCCATTACTTATGATAAGGCTGTTGTTGCTGAAGTAATTCAGAAGCACTTCCCAGATTGGCGTCGAGTTCTCAATGAGCTTCAACGTTATTCTGGCACAGGTAAAATTGATTCTGGTATTCTTGCTAATCTTGAGGAAGCTTCATTCAAGCAGCTTGTAACTTATCTTCAGGATAAGAACTTCACGAATATCCGTAAGTGGGTTGGTGAAAGTCTTGATGGTGATCAGACAACTTTGTTCCGTAATCTTTACGATAATGCACACGAATTCCTTTCAAAGGAAGGCGAAGCTCAACTCATCCTTCTTCTCGGTCGATATCAGTATCAGGCTGCATTCGTTGCAGATCCTGAGATTAATGTCATGGCTTTGCTTACCGAGATTATGATGGATGTGGAGTTTAAGAAGTGAACCCATTCGATTATGTTAATGCAATCCTCTATACTAAAAAGGACATAATGGAACAAAACGGTAACGAGAAAGATTACAATCCTTTTCTTACCAATCGAGCTCTTTCATACCACCGAGACAGTATTTTCACAGCCCAGCAACTCAACCTTCTTCCAGGTCTCGACAACAAACTTCAATTTCGTTATTTAATAAATACAATACGCCCAATGAAACGAGACAAAAAACAGTGGGCTAAGAAGAAAGAAAATAATGATATTGATGCAGTCATAGAGTATTTTGGTTACGACTACAAACAGGCTCTCATAGCGCTATCCATTCTTTCTAAAGATCAGTTGAAACAAATAAAAAGAAAATTGGAAAAGGGTGGGCTATGAATGATCTATTAGAAACACTTATTGAAGTGAAAATCGCCGAAGAAGAAGATTTCCTAAAAATTAAAGAAACTCTTACACGAATCGGTGTAGCTTCCCGAAAAGAAAAGAAAATCTATCAATCCTGTCACATCTTCCATAAGCAGGGCAAATATTATATTGTTCATTTTAAAGAAATGTTCGCTATCGATGGCAAGCCTTCTAACTTCTCAGATGAGGATAAGGGTCGCCGTAATAAGATAATCGAGCTTCTTCAAGATTGGCAGCTTCTTAAGGTCGTAGAATCTGAAAGAATCAAAGACCCATTAGCGTCTATGAGTCAGATTAAGATCATCAATCATAAAGAGAAAGATGAGTGGACTCTAGAAGCTAAGTATAATATGGGTCGTAAAAAGAAGTAAAAGGATTTTTATATTATGAAGTTACCGTGGACAGTTCAAAAAAAAATTAATACCCCTGCTGAAGAAAAATTAGATCAAATTAAATCAATCTTGTTTCCTCCTCTTAAGTTAGACGAGGAATTCGACAAAGATGGTTCATCTATCAAGTATCATATCGATTATTCTGCTGATTCGAATTTAGATGCAGTTCTAATGGATCTTCAGGAGGGGTTTAACGACGAGGCTTCTCATAAGACTCTTAATGATGTTATCATTAGATTGAATAGAGTTAGAAGATTGCTAGAAGCTTTCGCGCAGCTAGATCCAAATGCGAAATATATCATTGTCGAGAATATGGAGAAAGATCTAGATGTCAAAACAGCAGATACTGACGACAGATATTGATATTTTTATCAAAGCTTTAGAAGATATGATTGATGCTCGAGACGATATGTGGGAAGAAGAGCAGCATCATAACTATAAGAAGCTTCATGAAATTGAAGACAACAGATATATTCCCGCACGAACAGCTGTGCGAAATTTTCTAGAAAAGCTCGCAAAAATAGGTGTTGACTAATTTCTCCTAATATGGTATACTATGTATACGGTTGGAGAAAAACAATGACGATGCATATTCTTCCTGCATACTACACCACTACAAAAACCTCTTCTCGTAAAGCCAAGTCCAAGCCTCCTACCAAGCACGATGCTTGGTTGATGAAAAAAGGTCTTCACCCCGATCAAATAAAGTTGAAAAAAGGTGTTGACAAAAACTGGAAAAAAGCGTATACTGAGTCTATGATGGTTGATCGAAGCGATTACGTCTCCTCCGGATTTGGAAACGGTCGCACTTCTAAGCCAGCACAGAAGGTGTATAGCGGCGAGCGCAAGCTTCTTGGTATCGCTACTATGCATAAGTCTAACATGGTCCCCGTCTTTGCCAAGCAGGACGCCGAGGATATCGCTCGTATGAGGAGAGGTTGATGAGAGTTTCTGAAAAGCTTACTAAGGTAAACGATACCGTTACTGTTAATATCTACGATAATGGTTTTATGGTAGAAGTTAGCGGTCGCGATCATGATGATGAATGGTCGCAAATCAAGCTCGTGTGTTCCGATCTTGATATTGTTAGCGCTGTTCTTCAAGAAATTGTTAAGATGGATAAGTCCTAATGGATATGGTCGAAATCCAGCTTCAAGATGTTACGGGTAACTGGCGTACGTATAACGTTACCCTAAACAATTCCCAGATGATCTTGTCTGGGATGAAGCAGCTCAGCAACCAGTTCCCTGGTTATCGTGTGAGAGCTGCTGATATGAATGGGAAAATTGTTGACGCTCTATTTTAATGTTGACTTTTTTCTGAAAATGTGCTACAATATGACTAAATAATGAACCAAACGGAGAAATAAATGACTAAGACTGATCGCGTTTTTGAAGCCCTCGTTGTTAACGGTGAACAGCTCACCGCGAAGCAGCTTTCTGCTCGTTATGATATCGCTAACCCTCACGATGCTGTTTATCAGATTCGCATGAGTGGCTACCCGATCTATCTTAATAAGCATAAGGATACCAAGGGTCGCGTTACTCACAAGTATCGCTTTGGTACTCCATCACGTTCCTTGATTGCAGCTGGCTACAAAGCCATCGCTGCTGGTCTCGTCTAAGTTTCCCCTCATAAAGGGATTCGAAAGGCGGGGCCAAAACCCCGCCTTTTTTGTTGTTGACTTTTTGGCAATAACAAGTATACTAAGAATATGCTGT